GGCATAGGCAATAGCCTCCACATCTCCATTCTCATTTTTAACTTCAATTTTTTCAGCATTGCGGGTTTCGGTAAAACTCTGAACAAGTCCAATCCCTTCATCAGAAGTTCCAAACACCAGCCCGACGGTTCCAATAGTAGTTGCAGGCATTGTAGTTTCTCCTTTATGTCAAACTTACTTTAGGGGTGTCCAAGAAGCCTGTTCTTTACGATCTCCCACGCCGCCGCAAATACCGCAAAGACCACCGTGGAAATGAGCCAGACCTTTCCCTTTAGGCCGTGGGCCTCCGACTCAATGCGATCCATTTTTGCCTTATGGTCTGTTAGCACTTCTAAAATATGGACTTGGCGAGTTTCAATCCGGGCGACTGATAGCCTTACCTCGTTGAGAATTTCCGACTCGCTCATACCTCGGCCTCCTCCGCCCCCTCGCAGATGCGGACGCACTCGTGCCCACTGTCGTCGTAAAACTTCTCGATGTAGCCCTCGGCCTCAAGCCAGTTCAGTGCGGCGAGGAAGTCGGTGTAGGTGTAGGCCGCGCTCACGGCTGAACCTTCCCCGCATCCTCGGCGGCTCCCATGTCGGAGTATCTAGGCAGGTCGGCTTGCTCTTGTTTTTGCGGGGAGCAAGAAGATAGAAATAGGCAAATAAGAATTATTTTCATTATATCTTATTAGACATTGGTATTTCAATGATAAGTTGCCCGCCAGTTGCGCTTGCGCTTCTAGCAAACAAACCAAATAGGCTAATTGGATAATGAAGAAGTGTTACATTGGAAAGGTTTCTCCATGTTGTTGATGTCCTAAAAAGCATAGTATAGACACTGCCAGCTGTTGTAAAGGCCGTGAAAACATCCCCAATTCCGCTTGCTCCACTTTTGAATGCTCCAGACACAACCAGCCCTCCGCTTATTAGGTCGTTAAAAGATACGCACCTTCTAATCGTTGCGCTTTGTCCGCTAAAATCTTCTGATGCTAAAATTAGCGGAATACCAACATCGGTAATAATTGTTCCAGTTGTGTCATTTGATGTTTTTGTTGCAGAAGTGTCTAGGAAAAAATATCTTCCGTTGGCAAGCTCTACAACATACGCACTATTAGTATCTAGCGATGCGCCTATATTGGAACTAAATGTAAAAACACTTGTTGTGTTGCTTGAAACGGAGGTATAGATTAATGGGTCGTAATTAGTAAATGGAATTATTGTATTTGCATATTCGCTAGTAGTCCCAAGCATAATTCTTTTTTTTCGCGCAATTACCTCTGGCTTAATGCCAAAAAATCCCATAACTTACCTCACAATCCCCGCCGCCCCGCCGCCGCCGAAGAAGGCCACGACCTACGCCTCCAAAATCGTAAAGTTTGAGGCCGTCACGGATGAAAGCACATAGACGGCCCCGGTGGGAATGTAGCTGGATTCAAAGGTAATCCCCGCCCCTGCCGTCAGTTGGATGCCTTGCGTGGTGGTGGGCGTGAACCCTATGCCCACGGTGATCACATTCGATTGCGTGGTCACATTCTGGATCAGCAGATATTTGCGGGATGCGTTAGTGACGGCACTGGTCGCAAACACTGACGAAGCGGTGGTGGGTGTTCCGAAGCGGGTGGTCAGCGTGCCGTTGGGTGCGGCAGCCGTCACCGTGCCGCTGATGGGGAGAGGGTTGTTTGGAACACCCACAGCACTTCCGCCATCATCGTAAAGCTGGACAGCTACCTTATTGCTAACATTTGAAACATCCCCAACACTTTCAATGGCATCAGCAAGTGCCCCTCCCACATTCGCCGTCACCGTGCCGGAGATCGCCGGGAGGCTGGAGACGGTGACGGTAGAGGCGGGCAGAGAGCTGACGGTAACACTGTTGCCGACTGTGACTGTACCAGCAATCGTGACCGTGTTTCCAACCGTCACCGTGCCGCTGATTGCGGGCAACGAGCCGATGGTGACGGTTCCCTTGACGGGTAGCGGAAGCGCATCGGTAATATTCCCATATCCGCCAAGGCCGTTAGGCACTTGAGGGATTGCTTGAAGCAGTCCTGTGCCAGAATCTAAAACTATATTCTCCGCGCCCCCAGCCCTTCGTCCGCTCATCACAAGGCCGCCTATTGATCCCCCAACGCTAACTGTGGAAAACCCGCCGACCGTCACCGTGCCGGAAACAGGAAGCGAGGAAGCTCCGTTAAGGTTAGTTCCCCCTAAATTTTGGATGCCTACATTAAGATAAGTATTAGTACCGTTATAGCCTTGAAGGCTCCCACCAAAAGCACCCGTTGTTCCAAGATTTGCCGTCACCGTCCCGCTGATGGCAGGCAAAGAGCCGATGGCGACGGAGTTCCCAACCGTCACCGTTCCAGAGATGGTCTGGGTGGCAGGGAAGTTGGAGATAGATGCAGTTACCGCACTTGCTCGCAGTTGTGCATCTGTTAGTCCGCCCGTGACCGTGACTTGCCCCATCGTGACCGTGATGGATTCGAGGGCATCAAGCGAGGTCGGCCCTAATTCAACTTGCCCTGTGACAGTAGTTGAGGCTGGGAAATTACTAATTGAAACAACACTCCCGCTAACTGCCGAAGTGATATTAGCGATGGCGTTTGATCCAAGGGAGACAACGCTATGGGCTACAATGTGTTCCCCTCCTGTAACAACCGAGGAAAGGGTGGTTGCTGACTGATTGCCGTCCAAAACTGCTAAAGCCATTTGATTCTACCTTTCTTGTTAAATTGCTCCGATATATTGGGAATTGCGATGATCGTTAAATTGCAGGGCGGCAACATAGGCTTCTGCGCCTGCGGGTGTTGCAAATACATTTAGAGTCAAGCCTCTTTGCCAAGCCCTTTTATCTGTTCTTATGGTGGGCGATTGGCTAACAATTCTTGCCATAAAACAAGTACCGCTTGTTAATTCATCCTGTATTTTCGATTGAAGTGTTGATGATTCATCGTAGAAAGCCTCAAAAATCTGACAATATTCAGAATCAAAATCCTCCTGGCTAACCTTAACTGCCGTGTCGGAATAATTTACCACTACATTCAAATCATAAACCCCGGTAAAATCCCCTAAAAGCTGGTTGTTTATGTTGGCTTGGACAGAGGCAAATGGGAAAAGCCTTTTGCCTGTCCTGTTTGCAGGATAGACATTAAGGCCAGAAATTGAGTCTATCAGCCCCGCCACGGCATCTTCAACTAGGCACTGGATGGATTGGCTCATTTCTTGGCAGTAGCGTTTATATCAAGCGTTATGGTTTTAGCCCAAGTTCTGTTCCTTGCGATAATTTGAGGGCTTTCGCTTGTCATTTTAGCTTGGTAAATCGTCACGCTGGTCACATTCGTCATATAACTTGGAAGGTCTGGTGATCGGTAAAGCTCGGCAACGATGCTTTGAAACTTGGCATCAAAGGCAGTTCGGCTTATTGAATCTGCTCTTTCCGTATAGGTTAAGCTCGCTGGAACATTAAAAACGCCTGTGAACGGCCCAAGAAGCTCTGTCCCGATTTGGGCTTGGGCAACTAGGCTTGGCAGAAGTCTTGGGCTTCCCCTTTCGCTTGTGTAGGTATTTAGCCCAGCCACGCCAGAGACTGCGTTGAGAATCCCCTTCTCAACCTCCCTTTCAATAGAGGCCATTTTAGGTCGTTATTTCTGCGAGTTCGATTGTGTAGGAGATGCCGTCCGGGGAAAGGCTAAAGCTCGCAATCATTCTCTCATCCTCGCCTACGGTGACTAGTTTGCCGATGGCGGGATCAGAAACCACCCCGGCACAAACCACAAGGCTTTGGGTAATCCTAAAAACCTCTCCCCCAATATCCAATTCAGAGGAAGTTGCCAAATCTGTAACAGAGGCCGAAACCGCATTTGTGGCAAGCCCTGTTACGCTTGTGCATAGGTCGTTTATGATGAATGACAAATCAGTGCCAAAATAAGAAGTGGAAATAGCTCCGCCCATCAAATCCACCTTTTGTGTCAATCCATGCGAATCAGTCCTTCAAAGTCAAATATGTTGTCAGTTTCCCATTCGTTTTTCTGGCCCCAAAATCGGCTTTCTTTCCCCTTTCTTGTGGCAGAAGCAAGGATGATTGGGGCGGAATTGATAGCCCAAAACTCGTCCGCATCTCGGATCGCTTTTGCCATCTGCTCTATTGATGGGGCGGTGTAGGTGGCAAGCCCTTGAATTTGAAAGTTGGGCGGGCATAGAATGACGATGTTGTCCTTGCCTAGCTCCTTGACGGCTGTTTGGATAAGTTCCAAGGGGTTCCTTTGGTAGCCTTGGGAGATTCCAAAGGGAGCAACCAGGTTGTAATCCTTGGGAAGCCCGAAAGCAGGGTTTTCATTTAGACGGTCAAAGACAATGTTGGTTTTATCAGCCTTTGCAATTAGAGGATGGCTATAAACAAAATCTGTCCATGTTTTTTTGCTTCTTCGATAATCACCATATTTTCCCGGCCAAATCTCCAAATCCAAAACCTCTGCATCCCAAGGAGTCGTTTCTAGCGGCTTGGCATAGGAAACCAAATCAAAAACTGCGTGATATTGCTCGAAGCAATCGAAGAGAACTTCATGGCCTTGGTCGGCTAGGTATTTGCAAGCCGGAAGGCATCGAAGCACATCCCCCAACCTCTCCCGATATTTAATTATTTTAGGTTGAGTCATCCACTACGCTCCTGTCTTGGACATGGTGAAAGAATTTGTTTAGGCGGACTGGGCCGTGGGTTTTTTGCATTTCTTCCCACTGCTCTACCAGCCCCGCATAGCCATAAAAATCCTGCTTAAATTCGACTTGGGGGCGAAGCGAAAAAGCATAATGCTCAAACACAAGCCCCATTTCCTCGGTAATACCGCGAGGGATTCTGATTGGCTGGTAATTCAGCAAGGGCGGTTCGTGACTAGTAAATTCTATCCCTTCTCCCCACCTCCACGCTCGATACCATTCGTAAGGATAAGAGCCAAACCCTCCCCGACTTACCACAATCTTTTTTCCAATGTGATACTTGCAGTGGAATTGTGCCGCCGTGCCGGGGGTGCGGTCGATTAAAAGTCTGTATATCGCCTCAATCTGTTCTGGAGTCCAAAACTCATCAGCGTCCTGCTCCATCACTACGCCACAATCCACCCCTTCCAACGCCCTTCGTACCATCTCAATTTTCCCATCCCAAGATTTGTTTTGCCATTGAATAGAAACTTTTGGATGGTGAAGATTTTTTAAGTATTCGTGTGTGCCGTCAGTAGAAAGATAGTCCTTGTGCCATTTGTCGGGGATTTGCCTGCACCATCTTGTGCAATTTCTAGGCTCTGCCACTCCCTCAACAATTCGCCACTGCCAAGGAATTTGAAGTTTTTGGTAGGTTTGTAATTTTTGGGAGATGTATGGCTCCCCGTTCAAAACGATGGTAAAGATGGTTAGCATTCTTTTATCCAGCATTGTTCCATTGTTGAGAATCCCTCTAGAACTTCATTGACGGCCTGCACGACCCCCGGCCAAGTTTCAATATAATCATGCCCCGCCAGAATCCCGCCCTTGCGAACCTTGGGCATCCAATTTTGAATGTCCTTTTTTACAGCCTCATAGGCGTGGTTGGCATCTATAAAAACAGCATCTAGCGAATTATCCTCAAAAAGCAGGGATGCCTCATCGGTTGTCATTCTGTGGGCTTGGTAGTGTTCATTTAGAGGAGTCATATTGGAAATAAACTTTTCATAAAGCCCATCCGTCATTCCGGCTGTGTGTTCGCCCGACCCAAGCCAAGTGTCCACAATATGAAGCTGAATATCTTTGCTTTTGTTTTTTGCCTCTACCACAAGAAACGCGGAACTTCTTCCCTTCCATGCGCCAAGCTCAACAAGAACTCCGTTTGGCCTGCACCGTGAAACCATGAGTCGGTAAACATTGGGGCTTGTGAACCATTGTTCCCCAAAATCGGCATCTATATGTTCCATCATTTCCTAAAAACGGCGCACCCGTTTCTCCAAGATTTTTCCTCCCAAACGCAATCATAATTAAAGTCCTTTAGCCAATCATAATTGTGCTTGTTTTTGATGTCGTTGGTATCGTCCAGGGCTACAAGTCCGCCTTCCCCCACCTTGGGAAACCACACTTCAAAATCTGCCTTGCCGGAAAATGCCCCGCCATCAAACAAGATAAAATCAACCCTGTCTTTTAGTGCCATATCTCCATAAACATATTTGGCCGCTATTCTAAAATCTTCCTTGTGCCACTCGGTAATCTGACCCAAGGAATATTGGTTTAGCTTTGTGTTTGTGTTGTAATAAAAATCAGTCACTTCATTCTCGCTCATCCACTTCATCGGATTGCTTGAAAGCTGATGAACAGCCAACCCTCCTTGCCTAGCATCTAAATTGTATTGATGCCGCCCTATGCGGTCTGGGTGAATCTCTAAACTAAATAACTCCCTTGTTTTAATGCATTGCGTGGAGCCATCCCCGGTTCCTCCGCCAATCTCCACCCCAAGGGCAAGCCCCTTGGAATATTCCGCCAAGGCTTTTCCAAATGGGTCGGCTAGGGTAATTTCTTGCATTTATTTTTTTTTAATTTGGCGGTATGTTTAATGGCTTCCACGATCACATAATTGATGACGGCTTGCCTGTCCTTGGCAAGCAATTCCATGCCAACCTCATAAAGCTCCTTCCCTGCCTTTTCGTCATATTCAATATCCATTAAAACATACTTGGTTTTATCCGGCCTTGATTTACCAAACCTAATCACGCCCAAATCTTTTGGGTCGGTGGGCTTGGGTTTCCTAACGCCAAGAATCGGCTTTTCTCTTTTCATAGATGTACTTTCCTTTTTCATAGAACTCTGGCTTGTTGTGGTTTTTTATTAGATCATCCGGCTTGCCGCTTGTAAATAGCGGGTTTTCGTGTTTGAACTCAATATGCTTGGCCTCAATCACAACTCCATCACCATAAGCCCTTTCTGTAAATTCATTGTCGGAATAGATTCCGTCAGATTCTTGGTAATCTGGGTGGAACATATAGCCCCCTTGTTGCTCTAGCCTCTTTTGCGTTAAAATCGCCATACAAAGCAGTTTATCAGTCCGAAGCCCATCAGATATGGCTAAGACCTTAGAATCGCTTGTAGCCCCAATAGCGGTCGAAATTAGGGCATCCCAATGACGGCAGGGACTCCAATCATCGCTCATTTGAATTAAAATATCCCCCTTGGCTTGTTTCGCCCCATAGTTCCAAGCGTTAATGATTCCACCGGGGTTGGCTCGGATGGCTTGGTGAGGAGTGTAGTCTTGGGGGTCATCGTGATCGACTACAAAAATCCATTCAACTTCAAGCGGCCTTTCAGCCAAACAAAGCCATTGCCACCGCCTTTGCCAAGCGATCTGCGGCCTGCCCCTTGTGGCATGGATGATTGAGATTTTGGGGGCTGGCCTAGCCTTCTTCATCCTTTCCACCTCGCCTTGTTCCTTGACCGAAGCGGAAGCGGTTTCGTATAAATCCAAAGATTGCCATTGGTAAATGGCTTCGTTCAAATTCCAGTAGTGTTGTTTCGGTCTTGGGAGTGTCATGCAACAACGCATCACGCCCCAGCATTTAATCCATTCGCCCCTAGCGGCGTATTCTTGCCCCACCCAAAAATAGGCTTCCCTTCGATCCGGCATAAGGGTAATCGCCTCACCCAACCATTTTAGCCTTTCCGCTTGTGGGGC